TCCCTTTGGACTAAAGTATTTGCAGTATTAGATGTAGACTCTACAGGACGTTCGTACCTTAAGGTGTTCCATGCAGATACACCATCACCGATCTTAAAACGACCCGTGTCAAGTTCGATACCCAATTCACCTTGTGCAAGAGTCGGGTTAGAGTTCGCCCATTCCTGTGCGCCACCTCTTCTTAATTGAATTCTATTTGCCATTTGTTACGACAACTCGATTAGATTATGCTTCATTTATTATTTATGCTAAAAAAAGAGGGGGACTGTGCCCCCTTCAAATTATTCTGATGGAACTGGATCAGGAGGAGTAGAAGCGGTCTCTTCCTCTTCCTTTGTAAAATATTCTAGTGTTTCAATAGCACCCAATAATTTAAGTGCAGTCACTTCATTTTCTTTAATTTTCGCAGACAATTGTTGATTTTCTTCAATCAACTTTGCATATCTCTCCTTGAATTGAGAATGCATCTCTTCTTGTGATACTTTTTCAACAGTCATTATGATGTTTTGTTTTGGACTAACGTTAGTAAGAGTGATTTAATTTCACTCATATCTGATTTTAACTCAGAAACTTCATTTTGTAAAGTAGTAAATTCCCTTTTCTTGACTTGTTCTGCTTTATGTGCTGCCATATATTTCTCATACAGAGATTTATCAGCACACTGGACGGAACCCGCATAGGAGTCCCTAAACCAATTCGCATTGTCTTTTACAGGAATTTTCATTATACAGCAAGAGCGATTGCTCTTAGATCTTTGATAATCGGCACTAATGCCTGATTAGGAGAAACAAACACTACTTTGATTTGATATTGATCAAAACTCAAACCAGATACTTCATATTCATATGATGAATATATTTCTCTTTCTGTAGTTGCAGGAACCTTAGAACCTGCAGCTGGGAAGAAGTCAAATCCCAGTTGTTCTATAGGAACAGAAGATCCAACAGGACGCACTCTATATAGCACCTTAATCTCACTGTTGGGTGGGCGATATCCCGCAAAATAAACTTTGATAGAACCAGAAGGATTAGTTAGAGTTGCAGTCTTAGTAATATAAACTGCATCATGTCCATCACCAACTGATAATTTTGCAGTATTAGGATCTGAAGGACTATTGATACGGTTAGATACCAAAGTGATAGACATTCTATCTGTATCAATAACAGGAGAAATTGTAGTCTTTTCAGTAGTCATTGTAAGATCCATTCTGAATGACTTAGCACCGCTAAGTTCAGAAGATTCATTGATTGCAGAACAAACTAATTGAGGTGTAATCAAATCATTATCCTGACTTAAAATAATATCAGAGAATACTCCATCATTTGAGAATGATGCTTGAGATAAAGTAGATCCATCATTGATAGACGTACCACTAATTGTGTTAATTCTAGCAGTAATGTCAGTCTTAGGAAGCAACATCTTCTGAATCTGAGGAACAAGAGTGCTGTATTGAATATTTTGTGATGCTATGATACCTGATCCACCACCAAGAATTCCTAATCTAGCAATAGATGATGTAGAAATTTCATAGTAATCTAAAGTAACATTTCCAATTCCTGCATGAGTTTTATTAATCTCGATTAGAGGAATACCATCTAAGTTATAACACTCAACTACAGACTCATCTGCATGTGATGCTGCGGTTGTTCCTCCAAGACCACGTTCATGAGCAGTAATAGTTTTGTTATCACTAGAGATTGCACTATAAGAAATAATTTCATCATTAATCTTAATGTAACCAACGTTACTTGTTCCAATGGCAGCACCGTTAATAATCTTGTGGAATGCAGTAGCGTCTCCTACAGCAATACTAGTATCTGTAGCAGATATAGATGCAGTCAAAGCAGTATCAGAAACCTCAGATTTAGCACCTTCAATAATCACATTGTTAGATGCACTGTGCATACAGTGATTGCTATGATAAACACGAATCTTTCTTTGATTTGTAGAATAGGTTGGTGTTCCTGTTGGGAAGGAAGGTTGAATTGCAGCAGACTCAACAGCGTCTCCAGAGTAAGTAATACTGCTGACTGTTGCAGTTTTAGTTGAAGTTCCACCAGTAATAGTTTCTGATGATGGAGTAAACGCAGAAGACACATATTTAAGTGTCAGTGTATTTGTTCCAGTAGTCCAACTTACAACTTCTGCAGTAGGAGCAGTAGAGGAGTTACCTGTAATTGTTTCACCGACTGTAAAGTCACCAGAAGCACCACTAACAACCATAGTTGCTAATGTCTTAGAAGAAACAACACGGTTAGCAATTACTCCACCAGTATTAGATCCTGCTGCCCAGTTACCACTAATATCATTAATAGTTAATTGAACACCACCTGCTGTTACAGTTCTTGCAGTAATCGTACCCTCTGCTAAAGTAGTCTTTTGATAGATACGAGAACCAACTGTGTAAGGTAATGTTGTGGAGTTAAGTGTAAGAACTAACTCTGGTTGGAAGGTTTGAATTGCATCAGAACGAAGATTCAATTTACCACCATTTCCTCTACCGAGTTCAGCATTATTCAATACAAGTTTAGTTTGTCCAGTATTACTGAATGATGCAGCGTTGATAATAAACTTAAGATCTTCATATTGATCTGCAGTCCATGTAGTAGCGTTCTGAGATTTGAATAGAACACCTGCATAAGGTTGTTCGGAAATTGTTCTGTCACCAGAGATATCAATCTCACCCATTCTAGAAATCCAAATCTGATATGAGTTAGAGTCAGAAAGGAGAACAAAACAATGTTCTTGTGATTGAGGAATGTATACAGGGGCATCAAATGTGAATCTAGTTGCAACTGCAGCAGATTCTGATAACTGAACCTGATCAGGTTCTAGAGTAACATCAGAGAAAGGTAGAATGGTTGTTGTAGGATAACCATTTTCCATTGTTCTGATTTGCATAGAAACTGGAATGTTTGTATCCTTTTTAAAGAAGTAAACATCAACTGAAGTAAGGAAACGACCACCGACTTCATCAACAATGAATGATTGTGCGAGAGGGTCATACCAACCAATCTGTCTACTCTCAGTTCTAGTTGTCTGAATTGTTTGTTCTTGAGTTACAGTATCATTAACTATTTCTGCGTTACGAATTGCCAAGATATTTTCTTGAACTGTGTTTAACGTACCTCTTGCTTCATATGAAGTTTGAGCAGAAGATGCAACTGCACCAGAAAGACGTGAATCAACATCAGATGTAGAAAGTCTTAAAGTTCTAGTTCCTGTTGCCCATCTTGGGTTTGTATCTACGCCAGGATTAGGAATAAAGAATGATGCTTTTAATTTACCAAAACGATCGGAAATTAGACGACGATCTTTAACAACAGCACGAGCACCAGAAGTTCCAACTAATACTTCTTGAACCTGCATATTTCCATAGAAGTCACCGATTGCTTGCTTAGAAAGTTCAGTAGTATCAATATTCAAGAATGCAGTTGTAGATGCATATGAAGTAGGAAGCGTTGTATCATCATAAGGATTGAACTTATAAAAATCATCAGGAGCAGCAACTTTAAACTTACAACCACTAATCTCACCTGTTACGGTTTCACCAATAACAAAGGGAGTAGAGTTTGTTCTACTATCAACTGTAGGATCTTTAATAATTTCAATAATCTTAGGAATCTGATAATCAATAGTTGCCTTTCCATCAAAGAATGAATAGAAACGTGTTCTTGGTTTTAGACGTGCAACATCAACTTCAACGTTTCTAGAACGAATCCAAGGAATAGATGTGCTAGAAAGAATAGCATCACCCATAGATTGACGATCAATTCTAGGAATAACTTGAGTTCTAACACCAGATCTTACTTGATCTTCAGTAACTTCGATTGTATCAGTCTGATTAACACGACGCATACCACGACCATCCCAAACATCAGGTCTAGGTGATCTACCGATATCTTCTTCTAACCAATGAGAGTTTCTAGTTACCTCAGATGATATGACTTCTTCACCTGTCCATGTAGTTTCCCATGCTCCCCATTCAATTGGAGCAAAACCATTCTGATCAACATTTAATTCAGAAGAAACTTGTAAGAAATCACCTTCAATCTGTTGAACCGATGCAGGAAGTCTATTAGTATCCAACCAATCATCAGAACCAGGTGTTAAAGTAATACGACCGATATAGGTAAAGACGTTAAATGGGTTAATATTCTCAACACGAGAAGCATATGGTTGATTAACAATCGCCTCTTCAGTATATGGTAACGTAATTAGAGGACCAGTTTGTTGAATATTAGTTGATAAAGTTGTATTAATTACTAAAGGAACGTTAGTTGTGTAATGAGAGGGACGAGCATACCCTTGTCTAAAGTCAAGAGATGCAGAAAAATCTTCATGTCCAACATCAGACTTACTATGATCACCAAAATCATCAACGATAAATCCATTCTTCAAACGATTCTTACCACTAGCATCAAGAATTTGAGTGTTGATGGTATCAGTCTCAAGCATGTTGAGTGAAGTATAATATTCAACCTGATCTAATCTACGTTCCAAACCACCGATATCACGCATGGTATAACGTTTGTTATCAGAACGTTTAATTACTACATCTGCAAGTGGATCAAAACCATATGGTTTATGCGATATGGTTGCTATAAGCATACCATCTTTTAGAGAATCAGGTTCTTTTGGTCTTTCAGAAGATTTACCTTTAATGATTTGGAAATCACCATCAGGAGTGACAAAACATTTGTCAACTCTAGGTAGATACCAATCAAAATCACAACGGAAATTACTATTTAATTTTGGAATATCAAAGACTGTAGCATTAGGTGTTCCAGATACATTAAACACTCTTGACTTAAAGTCAAATGTAGAACAATTTACAAATGCAGGAGATGCCACCGTACCTGTTCCACTAAACAAGTTCTTTGCACCTGGTCTAAAGTCTAGGTAATCAGCAAGGAATTTAACCTTAAAGAAAGGAATATCGCTGTATGATGTATCGAGATAAGATTGACCACCAAAATAATCTCCAGTTGCAGAATGACTGTAGTAGTCAATAATAATTTTTAATTTTCTAACAGGAGCAACGATACCTTTCTTACGAACAATTTTAGAAATATCATACATAAAACCTGTTTGATTTGATTCCATGAAGTAACTATCAGTTACAACTTTTGAACCAACAATAACAGATCCTGCACTATCATTAATAATTGCATTGATTGCAGTATTATTACTGTCAAAACCATCAAGAATTTCACCTGGTTGGAATATACCAGATAGATAAACAACATTAAGTTTCAGGGTTCCTGAAGAGAAAGCAACAACTTTTGCCCTTGCTTTTGAAGTTCTACCAGTTACGATAGTTCCTGTAGCAAAGAAAGTAGGTTCGACTAAAGTTACGGATGGGATAACAGGATCATTATCATCTAGAGATTCATATACAGCATGAAGACGATAGCAGTCAACTAAACCAAGAGAGATGTCTCTATCTTGAATTCTTGTTCCGTATAGATTTGAATATGTTAAATTATAATTTTGCTTATCAAGATCCTGAGTTGTTTTATTAACTTTAAGAACAAACATCTGATTACCAGATTTTGTTTTTCTAGTAGTAACGTTCTTAGAAATAGTCGCTGTTACTTTAATAGAAGTAATATTTGTTAAGTTAGCAATCTGTAAAGTTGTTCTTTCAGAAGTTGAGAATGTAGTATATCCAACAGCACTAGAGTTAGTAGTATTGATAGTGATCTGATCACCAACTGGGTGAGTAGAGTTTGATCCTGCAAGAACTGTAAATGTATAGTTCTCATCACTGATTGCTTGGAACTGTTCGTTCTCAGGTAAAGTGATAGAGATAGAGTTAGAAGCAACAGTTTGAGCATCAAATGTTCTTCTAACAATCATAGATTCATCAGAAATACTCTTAACGTATTTCTTAGGCATATCGCTAAGAAGATCAGCATTATTGATGCCATTCAATTTACTTCTCAATCTGACTGCAGCGTTATAAGTGTCTGCAGAAGGAGCAGCAGAACCAGCTGTTACATTTACAAGTTGTCTTCCATAATTAAAGATGTTTGATGTATTAGTAGTAGCGATTGCAGTTTGAGTTACAGTATCAACAGTAACAAACTCTGTAGAACTAAAATATACTTGATCACCAGGTCTTAGATCTAAAGCAAAGTTTGATTGTAAACCCTCAATAGAAGGACCAACTGTAGCAACATCAAATGTGAGTGCAGCACCACCGCCTCCTCCAAGTTTGGCATCTGCTATAGTAAATGTTTCATCTACAACGTACCCAAAACCACCCTTAAGAATAGTAACTGTTGCAGCACCAGAACCGTTAATTACGATAGAGAATGTTGCTCCTGTTCCATTTGCATCAGTAGTGTAGTCAGATGCACCTATGGTATAAGTTCCTGCAGTTCTAGACCCATCAGCAGCACTGACAGTATCTGTAGTTAAAACATTACCTGCAGTAGTGCTGTATGTAAAGGTTTCACCCTCAACAGGTAAAACATCTTCTAAGATTGCATCTGCAGTAAATTCAACAGCATTTGTGCTTTCATCTCTGGAAACATACTGACGAGTATCAGAATATGTGTAACTGTGTAATGCAGAGATAGTATCAACTGCTTCTCCATCAACGGTGACCATCTCACCTTCTACAAAATTACCTTCTACTTGATATACAATGAGAGTATCATCACTAGAAATAGCATTGACTAGATATGCTCTAGAACCTGAGGTTGCACCAACAACTAGTGAACCTGCTGCAATACTTTGAGCACTTGCTAGTTCTAAAACTGTGAACATTTGAACATCGAAGATATTCAACTTATATTGATCATCGGCATTTCCAAAAGTATTATCAGGATCACCAACATGTTCCATAGAGGAAACACGAGCAAAACCAATAACAACACCATTTGCATCACCTGGTGTAGTTGTAAATGCATCTCTTAACTCTACAGTTTGATATGCATTAGTGATTGTAGAACCTGCAACATTAGGGAATCCATAAACATTCTTTACAGTTGTAAAGTTGCCCATTTCAAATGGAACAATCGTGTTCTGTGCTGCCTTAACTTCACGAGGTTTGTCTAAATCAACGTAGGTTGGTGCTAATCTCTTAATTCTATATCCTCTAACGTACGCTACACCTGCACCAAATTCAACAGAGTATTTTGATTCTGCAGCAACAGCACCAGATGAAGTTGTAGCACCTGCAGCGTATACACCATTATTAAAACCATCATCAAGGTTTTCTCTAACAGTAACCTCAAAGTCTTTAACAACGTAATCTCCAGACTCCTCAAAAGTTCTAAGTGCAATACTCTTTTCTAATTCATCATACGCAGTTCTATCAAGAAGTTTTTCTACCTTTGATGCATTGATACGAAGAAGTTCGATAAAGTTTTTATCGGCATCATCAGTAAGAAGTTTCTTAATTAAGTTTGTGGTGATTCTAAATCTATGAGAACCAGGAGCAGCATAGTTAGATGTTCCTGCAGCATTATCGTTGAGGCTAAGGTCATCTTCTGGGGTAACGATTGATTCTTGAATATCAAGTCCGATACGATAGGAGGGGTTGCTTCCATATTGATCTAAAAGAATGTATTGATATGGGACATCAACAAAGAATCCTCTGATGAAATATACACCAGACTGCACATAAGCAACAGAACCTGTTTGAAGAGCATCAGTAGGAAGTAATTGTGCGAAAGGAGAACCAACCTCAATCAAAGTGGTTCCGAAAGTGATTTCAGTATCTGTAATTAATTGTTCATTATTTGCGAAAGTTGCTTGAGTGCTGTTAGCTCCACCAGACTCAATATACTTTACATATAGAGTTATATAACCTTTATCTGATTCTGTAGAAGAAATACTGTAAAGAACTTTTGCCTTTACACCTGTAGTAAGACCAGTAATGATCTTATCAGTTAATTGAGTTCTATAAAGTTCAACATCAGCACCTAAGAAAGATTCTTGGAGCATGATGCAATCAACAGTCAGGTCATAACCAACTTGACCTGGAATAACCATCGCACCATCTTTAAACAAGTGAGCACCAACATTCTCCACTTGGTTTTGCATGATGCTTTGCATCGTGGTAAGTTCCCTCGCTTGAATAGGGAAACCAGGACGAAACAAAACTCGATAGAAGTTTTTACTCGTATCAAAGTCGTCGTAATATGGTGTGACGTTTAGGTTGGTATTTTGTGCCATTAGAATTCGATTACGATTTTGATGTCTTCTACTTGGTCGTTAGCACGACTGATTGCTCGTCTATTATCTATATAAACTACCTGACCGCTATTTGACGCTAACTCTGGTTTGGAATAACCATTGTTAAACTTCATACCCAAATCATATTCTGTGTTGTTGATTGTTCTAGAAGAAGAGTTGGGAACAGCAGGGAAATTAACATCTGGTTGACCAGCTGCACCAGAAGTTGCACCATTGATGACGTTAGATCCGTCAAACTCATTTTGTGTCCCTGTAACTTCGGGGAAGATACCATCAATAGCGTTCTGATAATATTTCAAAACTTTAGTTGTGGCATTCCAAGAAATAACACGACCACGAGCAGTAACGTTGGTTCCACCAACAACTCGTGTTTGAGTAATAATTTCATCAGGCACATAGTTGCCTTGGAATGTAGGGGAGAAGATTGCTGCCTTTGTAGCAGAAACCGTCAAATCAGAAATCAATTCAGAAGTTCCAAATTTTAAAGGATTAGTAACAAGACCAATACGACGATAATCGTTATCGATTGGGAAGTCACCTGCACCTTCATCATATGATAGTTTGGCGTTGATCATTACACGGAAAGCACCCAGTTCAACAACTGCGTCTGATCCATGTCCGCCTGGAGGAGGAATGATAACATCAACTATGGCACCAGTTCCTGTTCCAATACCAGTGATGTTGTCAACACTTATTTTACCAAATGTATATCCTGTTCCACCAGAAGTAACAGTAGCAGAAATAATCTTACCACCGTCTACAACGATAGAAACACGACCACCAGTTCCATCACCATTAATTGCAACATTATCATAAGTTCCGTTGTTGTAACCAGAACCTGCAGAGTTGATAACAACTGTATCAATTTCACCTGCAACTGCATTTGTCTTTACCGATGTATTGGTGAAGACAGGCATGTAGTCATTTGAGAAAAATTTAAGAACCGATGCTACAGGGATGGTATACATGTATTTCCAACGATAACCATCACCAGTAGTGATAATTGAAGTAGAAGTACCTGTAGGTTCAACTGTAGAAGGTTTTCCATTTGGGTCTGAGGGAGAAGTTCCATTATAGATGACTTTATAACATTGATATTGTGAATTCACAACATAAAAGTCTGAGTCATATAATTTGGTAGCACCTGAAGCAGCAGTTTTGGTAGGAGAATAGTCATGTCTATACATGTCATAGGTAAAACCTAGTCCACCTGTAGTTTGTTCTGGGGAAACCCAGTCAATTCTACGAACGACCTGAATCGTGTCAGAAGCGAGGACTCTCTTCATCGATATCATGTCATCGTACGATCCAGAAAATTCTGAGAATGAGTCTACTGCCTGTGGGGGCGAGTTTTCATTATCCCAAGTCTGGGGTCTACCAATGAAAAGATACAAACGATCACGGGAAGTTCCCGCTGCATCGTCACTCTGAGTTGCGTCAGGACCTTCCAGTGCTTTTATAAATTTCTTTGCAGAAAATATTCTAAATTGATCAGTTAATAGGGCTGCCATTTTGGGATACTATTGTCCTCCTGTTTATTTATGAGGGTTACGAGCGAACAGTTGCTTGATATTCAATACTCTTGATTCTATATCGTGCACCACCGTTCCCTACGAGGTCCTCACCTCCTAGAATTGCTTGTGCAACTGCACCCGCACCAGTGGTATCACCAGTTGCATTAGTGAATGTTACTGTGGGGTGTAGGTTATATGTGTTATCAACAGATTGTTGAATACCATATCCACCATTATTGATAGTAATAGAAGCAACTTGGTCTCCTGCAGCTGTGAGAACAGCAGTTCCAGTCGCTTGAATGTCACCAATATTTTCAAACGTTACTGTTGGTGCAGCAGTATAGTTTGTGCCAGGATTTTGAATAATAACATCAACTACAGTTCCACTATCAGAGAACTCATAAAGATATCCACCAATACCAACATTGATGTTACCAGTATTAAATGGGACAATGCTACCTACAACTACTGTTGTCGTTGTTGGATCATAAGAAACAACAGTTCCAATCACTCCAGAAGTTGCTCCTGTAACAACTTCATTAACGCTATAATTTATACCATTACCATTTGCTGCATCAAGTTTAATAGTTAGAAGTGCAGTGTGTTCAACACCATCACTCAAAGCACCTGCAGTCAGAATTGTTGCATACTTGAATGGAATAGTTCCATCTTTTACATTATCACCAACTTGGAATAATGTTGTATTTGTTCCACCTTGAGTTTCTTCGATACCATATAAAGAATTATAGATACCACCATCAAGACTAATTTGATTGGCATAATCAGTGCCAGTATTATCTAGGTCAGCAATTCCATCACCTGCTGCTGTTGGTAGAATATCTTGGAAAGATCTGTCTGCCAAAAGAGAAGGGGGATCTGTCAATAAGAAAATATTAGATCCAGTAGTTGTAAGAACAGTATGAGGTTGGAATCCAGAAGGTGCACTAGAAGCAACTCCTGCATCAAACTGTACGATAGCATCTTCAGTAGAAGGAATACCACCGTCAATAAATGCTAATTCATCAACTTCAAAAGTAACTAGAAGTTCTCTGGTAACAGGATTCCAGTCATATACTTTTGCAACTTTGTTATTAGCATTTTCAACTTTACGAATAACTCTATCACCAACATTAAACTTATAAGTTGAAACACCATTTGAATCATTTTGACCTGCGTCAAGAATAACCCGTTGATCATAATTAAAGTTTACACCTCTTGTCAGACCACCAAACTTACCTGCTGATTTAGAGGTATAAGTGATTGTTTCATAATTAAGAATGATTTGACCAGAACCAGGAAATGCATCTGTAGAATCAACATATATTTCTGTATCATTCGACGTAACATTTTTAACAAGACCAGTTAAATAAATGTTTGATGAGTTAAACGCCTGACGTGCTCTAGATTTTCTCTTAAGTGTTACTAATTTTGTAAAGATAACGTTTGGAACTGAAGTATATCCATTACCAGGATCCGTAATATTAATTGCTGTTATAACACCTTGATCGATGGTCGCTTCTGCCTTAGCACCAATACCGCCACCACCTGTGATTAAAATGAATGGAGGTTCTTGATAGAATTCACCTGGATTTGTAATTGCAATAGATGTAACTTTTCCTAGAGTATCAATTTCAGCAGCACCTTGTGCACCTTGTCCACCACCACCTTCAAAAATAAGTGTTGGAGGAGTAGCATAACTTCTACCACCATCAAGTAGTGCTAAACCAGTAACAGTTTGAACAGTAGGAGTTCCAACAGCACCAGATCCTTGCCCACCAAGAATTTTTGCTTTTGCAGGTCCGAAGAAATTATCACCTTTCTTCGTCATCTTGATATAAGAAACACTGCCATCATCAGCAAGAACTACATCACCTTCTGCATCTGTTGGGAATACAGTTGGTTGTGGAGGTGTGGTATCTCCTTCAAATAATGGTGTTCCGTAAAACTTAGGACCGACAGCATATGGATATGCAGGATTACCACTACTATCTTCACTCATGAAGTATGCATAAGTTCCGTTAGGATACTCTGGTGTTACAGCAAATTTACCGTTAAATTCATCAAGAGTTCCTACAGAAGAATCGTAAATATAATCTTCTACCAAATCTCCTAGAACATATCCTTCTTGAACAGTTCTAATTCCATGACCTGCAGTTGTATATGCAAACAAATATAACGCAGTAGGTGCATTCACAGGAACTGTAAATCGTACCTCACGAGATGTTGCCAAGTTAAAACCTGACAAATATGATTGATAGGTTACTTCGCTCCCGTCAATATAATATTTAATTCCATTGCCAGAATACAAATTTGCAGTATTCCCAATGATAACAGGATTTTGCCCATGCCATCCATCGTCCGTAGTTGAGATTAGTAAGTGTTGACTGTCATTAGATGCATCATTTTGATTGAAAATGTAAGTTTTACCGCGATCTAATTCTAAAAAGTTTGGACGAGAACCTCCAAAAAGGAACTGTCCATTAGAAATGGTAACAGCGTATGTTACCGTTGATACTGTATTTACCTGAGGACGAGCACCCGCTAATTCAGCAGTGGTTCTAAGTCTATAAGAAGAGGTTTCTCTTGCTACTGCACCACTAGAATTATATCCCCAAGGTCCGTAAATTGGATAACCATCAAAAGAAACACCAAGAATTTTTGAGTGTCCATCAATATATCTAGACTTATCTATAGTGTTGGGATCACTGCTATTACTTTGATAAAAGTCCCTAGCATAATAATTGTTAGTAGGAGTGTATGTTTCTGCAGATGTATTGAGGGTCATATAACCTTCATCACCTGCATATCCTCCCATATATCTGTGATAAGCACAATGGAAATAAATCCTTGTTTGTTCATCACTATTCATTAGGAATAATGCACCATAAGGATTTTCATAATCTGCAGCAGGTGCTTGAGATACACCAGTGCTGTCATAGTATAATGTTCCGTTATTTAACGTACCATCAGGAGTTGTGCTAAATCTTATAGGATGTCCAAGAGAACCTAATTGATTAGATGCATCAGACTGATTAAATTTAATTAGATAATTTGCTCTTACTTGAATGTTTTCGGGAGCAATATAGAATTGACCAGGTGTGAAAGGACCGAACTTTGCTGCATCAGTTCCAAAATCAATATAATAAGGATTAATTGATATTGGATCACCACTGATTCTAAATTCAAATCCATTAGAACCTAATAAAAGATCATTGTCTTGGAAAGCATCACCTGTTAATGCTCTAATATAAACTCTAGTAACATTATTCTGATTATCTCTAACAATCTTAGAAATTTCACCTCTACCAGTTCCTGAGACTTCATCTACAATTCTACCAACTTCAATAGAACCAAGTGTTTCATCTAAGTTAGATACACCAACAACAATATTACTTCCAACTTCTACTTTAATATTCCAAGTGTAGAGTTGTATATCACCCCAATCAAATACACCATTATCAAGAGCAAACTCATTTACAATTTTACTTGATTGATAGTAATAGATACCACTATCATTCACAGCATCATAAGTATTAGTATTTTTTACATAATCATATTTTACAGTATCAGCAGAGAAGTTTGTAGGAGTTCCTGCTGCTGTTCCCCATTCTGGAGTATGAAGTAAGACACCATTTGCCATGATGCCAAGTGCTTTATTTTTCTGAAAATCTCTTTGACCAACATAAGGAACATCCTTTCCACCACGGTAGATTATCGTATGATCAAAACTTCTATCAACGACATCTGTAGAACCGCCTGGTTGTCTCTCAGTTAAGAAATGCTGAGTTGGTTTAGGGTGATTATCACTAACTAATCTAAGTCTATCAGATGTAAACGTACCTGTTGTAGGAGAGTTAGGATGACTTTGCCATACTCTATTGACATCAAATGAAGTAACGACGTTTGGTGTTTCCTGCTCAGGAATAATTTGTAATCTTAGAGGATCATACCCCTTTCCTCTATTCAGAACTCTTACATGAGTGATTCTTCCAGAATCAGCATCAATGATTGGATATAATAACGCTGCTTCATCAGGAGTTCCGCAACCAGTCACAGTAAGACGTGGGGGATCATTAGGAACGTATCCAGATCCTCCATTTAATACTTTGACTGCACGAACACCAAATATTTCATCAAATATTGGTTCGATTACAGCACCAGTTCCAGGAACAGTTCTTGTCATTTATTAACTTACGACGGTGATAGTCCCATTCATTTGTGAATGGATTGTGCATTGATAATAAAGTGTGCCAGGTGCATCCATTGGAACTGTCCAATAAAGGACTGCAGTTCCACTACCACTTTGACCAGTGGTGTATGGAGTGCCACTTAAACCTGCTGAACTCTGAATTCTAAATGGATGTGCACCACCATTAGTAGAGTTATCAAAAGCATATGTTGCTCCTCTTTGAACATAGATCTGAGGATCATTTGTTGCTGCAGAGAAACCAGGACCGTTAAAGGTAAAGTTTTGTGCGTTACCAGTAGCACCAAGTTCCCACCATGTGATAGGTGATCTAGTAGGAACCCAATTAGTTCCATTATAGAACAACGAATCACCTTGAGTGAGTCCTGACATATCAGTGTCAGTTAACGCTGCTATAGTGCTTGTCAACGTTCCAGAGAAGTTCACTGTTAAAGTGTCACCAACAACTGCAGTAGTGATGTTAGTTCCACCTGCAATTGTTAAAGAGTCTGTTGTAGTATTCGCTGTAGTGCTACCACTGTCACCAAAGATAGTAGCGAAGAGGTTTTGAGTGGCACCTCCTGAAGTTCCCTGAATATCATCAGCTGGAACGAACTTAGTTCCATTCCATTTTAAGACTTGGTTATTGGTTGGTGCTGCAGTAGTAATATCAACATCTGAAAGTAATCCAATACTCGAATATTCAGTTACAACCTTTGCTCTTACATCGCCCGCTCCACCTGCTGTTATATTAATGTTCACATATGGATTATCATCACCATCTACAGTAAAGAAATAACCAGTATATGTTGCTGCAGCAGGAGCAGCACCAAGAGTTGTAAACTCATTCTTATACTGAATTTTTGTAGGAAAGTCTACTATTCCAGTAGTTCCATTAAAAGTGTTTGTGACACTTCCATTAGAAATAGTTACGTTGCCAGTTCCGTTAGGATCAATAACGATATTACCGTTAGAAGAGGATACAATATTGTTACCATTTACATCTAATGCTGAAGTAAGTTGAGTATAGTCAGAAGGCAAAAACGTACTTCCGTTATATCTAAGAACCTGACCAACAGCAGGGTTTGTAACACTAACAGTCAGTGTAGTTCCATTACCAATGGCACCGTATATTTCAGTAAAGTTGTCATTGATCTTGTCACCACCAGCTCTCAGGGTATCACCTGAGTTATCATTTGCTGCTGAACCTAGACCTAGTGCTTGTTTAGCCATTACTCGCTACGATTTTTAGTTATTTATAGGATCTCTGGATCAATTAGTTCTTCACCATAATCTGCAAGATTAGGTGCGACATAATCATCAGGGACAGTGGTCTCAACTGCAACTGATGGATTTTGATATCCAGAACCAGTTGCACTGAGTTCAACACCCGCAACACCAACTAGTGCACGGATATTACCCTCAAAACCTGAGATAGAATCAACACGAACAGTAGGTCTGGAAGTGTATCCTGAACCACCACCAGTTACCTGAACATTCTTAATAAATCCAGTTGTTAGAGCTGCAGTTCCGACAGCTTTCTGTCCGAATACAGATCCAAGATAATCAAATGTAATTAGAGAGTTTGATGATTCAATAACAGCAACTTCTCTATCTGCAGTCTCACCTTGAATGTCAATAAAGTCACCTGGTTCAATTGGAGGAACAACCTCAGCAGCATCAACGTCTGCCTCAGAACCAACATAAGAGAATGCAACGAATGTAGAACCAAATCTAGGAACTTCAGTAAAGATGATTCTAGAACCAACAATCTCAAAACCAATACCAGGTTCCTGAATCACACCATTCAGTGAAACAATGATATTGTTTTCAGGTCTAATTGTGCTTGACTGAACACCATCAGTTAGAGTCAATGAATAGAACACATCATTACGTTTCAAGTTAAATGATTGACTTAATGAATCAAACTCGAAACTAATATCATCAAGTTGTCTTAGTTTACCAACGTAGAATCCTGTAAAGGATGCTCCCAAATCAGGTGCTTCAGTAAACTGAATAGTATCAGAGAACGCTGTGTATGCATTAGTTGCACCAGGTGGTTGTAGGATACCATTAACAAAGATGAGCATGTGTCCTGCAGGGTCAGGTAGATATTGAGTTCCATTATCTGTAGTAAGTTTGAATGATGTTTGTGTTCCATCAAATCCTCTGAAGGAACGTTTGACACGAGCTTTAACATCTTCAACATTAAGAATCGCTGAAGCATAATTATCAGGACCTTTAATACCATCATTGTCAGTAAATGAACCAACAACAGAAGAGAGATATAATCTCTTATTCAAACCAATATTTTCAATATCTTGAACTCTAGCAGCACCCTGACCTGCATTTGTAACAACAGTTGTAACTTGAACCTGTCCAACAGGTAATGCAGTCCCTGTTCCATAATCACCAAGAACATCACCAATTGAAGGTGTAAATCCACCAACAGGAATGACGTATAGGTAATTATTAGCAAGATCTATCTCAGCAATAACTACATAATTGGTTTGCTGCTGACCTGCAACAATTGAATACAGTCTATTACCTTCGGTAAATACATTTAAGTTATTAAGAATATTGATACCAAGACGAACATTACCCGTGGAAGCGACTAAATCACCAACCTTAACATCTAAACCATCAATCTTCTTAACATCAATAAACTTCCTAGAGGTCTGAGGATATACCACTGCAGTAGTTTCAAATGTTCCAGTTAGACTTGCAGTATCAACTGTTAACGTACCTCCAGTGTTATCTGTAACCGCTGCATTATTTTGATAGAATCCTGTTGGTTGTGCTGTCTGTCCAGATGTATATCCTTTAAATGGGATATCATTTTCAAATAATCCTTGAAGATCGATAATATGAAGACGATCTTCAATAGCACTAATTTGAGCAGTAGTAGAGTTTGCTGCACCTACAATATTGTCAGTAACTGCCCAAACTCCTGCGGTTACCCGAACATCAAGATACTTATAGTTTGCATCTTCGTAGAAACCGTATACAACACCTGTAACACCACTTGCACCCTGTTTAGTAACAGTTTCACCCATTGTGAAAGGACCATCAGTTATGTTACCGTCAATTCTAAATCTCTTATAAACTTGAACTACTTCACCAGTATTCTCTGTAACAGTTTCAACTTCGGCTGATGCGTCACTAAGTAAACCATAGAAGTAATCAGCAGGTTTAACACCACCACTAAGTCCAATTGGAACCTCAGGATTACCATATTTGATTGTAGGAACAGTGATCGCATTGTTGTTAGTAATAGTTGTATAATAAGTTGACTGTGCTAACTGATTTCTAATAACATTTAGATGATAACGAATAAATCTTTGAATAGTAGATTTATTGTAATCTGATGCAAGAGAAGCATCATAGAACTTATAGAAAGATGCAAGAGGTGAAGGAGATGTTAAAGTATTGTCAAGTGCCTTACCCATAAAGTCTTCAAGATTATCCAAAGCAAATGTCTTGATATTATAATCAGTGTTTGAATAGAATAATGTACCAGATGCTGCAGTATAAGGATCAAGGGCACCACTATTGAGTTTATGACCCCAGACAAATATTCCATCAGATCCATTACCTGTATGGACTAGTGCTCCGTTAGAACCTCTAGTATAAACTTGTGTGCGAAGTTGAGAGAATCCAAATCCAAATGTTGCTGTAATGTAAGCACGATACCATCCATTACCATGAGGAATTACTCCAAAGGCATCTACAGTTATAGCAACATCAGGTGTAAAGATAGAACCCTTAGTTCCATTTGATAAATCAAGATCAAAGAATGCTCTTTGACGTGTTGCAAGAGAGTCATCAAGTGCTAGGTATATACGAGTCTTAGTATACTCAGCTGCCTTAACAAAGATTGAATATGTAAATGTTTGAGTAGTTGCATCACCTGCAGAACCAGTATCGAATGTTTCAGTAGTAGAGTCAAATTTAGTAGTATCACTATCAAAAGTCTCAAAGGAATTTAAAGTGAAATTCTTATACTTGTAGTGCTCAGTATTATTTGTTGAAGCAATTAACTTATCAGCAGTTTGAGTTTCATCAGGAGCAGCAGTAACATCTACTGAAGTTGTTGTTTCTGATGCAGTCCAACCTGTAGCATTAAGATTCTCAGGATCAGGGAAAATATTTGTAGTAGAAACAAGTCCTTCAATATTAGATGTAAGGTTTCTTGCTCTATCAATAATCTTAACGTTAGTTGGATTATTATACCAATTGTATGCAGAACTTACGCCACCAGATGCAATGGTTCCTGTAGCACCGCTAGGAGCAGATAATGTATTAGTTGCCACCCATGCACTTCCACCAAATGCACCGACATAAAGGATTTTATTTACATCGTCGTATTCAAGAACAGTTGCTTCACCACCATTACTGGAAGTAACAAGTTCTCCAACACCAAACGTACCCGAACTTGCACTTAATGTAATTGTATATGCTGTGGATTTATCGTAAGTATCAGTTGTAATAAGATCATGAACAATGTCTCCAACAATACCTTCTATAAAGTTTTCTTGATCAGTAGACCATGCACCAGATCCAAATTGATTGGTAACTGCGTTATTTAATTCATTAGTGTAATAATTTTCATTATACTCTAATTGTTTAGCAGCAGATCTTGCTTCTTTTCCGCCAGGTGAGAATATATCCTTAACAATCTCAATTAAGTCTCGCCATGCATATACAACATCATTGATTGCTGAAGTTGAAATAGAATCTCTATATGCTGATTCATCAGTATATTGCGCTGCATATTGAGTAGAACTGTTTGCACTTCCAGCTTCTGCTTGAGCAAATAATCCATTTTCAATCGCATACTCACCAAGGATTCCAACTTGTTCAATAGCATATAATGCTGCAGGGAGAACATTGTCAATAGTTTGAATATTAAGAGCAGCAGTTAGATAAGTGCTTGCTTCTTGGATTGTGCTATCTGTTCCACCAGCCTGTAAATCAGAAATAAGAGCAACAATTAAATCTTCAACATCTAATTCATCATTCCAAGCACCTGCATTATAAGTGACACTGTTTAAGACATATGAAAGATACTGTAGAACAAGACCGTTAATTTCTTCCTTTATAAATTGCTTGTTAAAGAATAATCTATCAGCAGCAGTTTCAAAGTCTGAACCTGTTGGAGCAATAACATTATTAATAGTTGCAATGAGTTCATCAATTCTAGAAGTAACAGCATTAAAGTAACCAGAAACACCTGCACCAGTAACTCCCCAATCTCCAACAACAATACTGTTAGTATTGGCATCAGTTAAGGTTCCTAAAACTGCTTGTTTCATATACTCAGCAAGTCTTCCATGAGCATATACTGACTGGAATACTTGAAGACGAATATAACGTAGTCCTCCATTTTGGAAGAGATAGAATCCAGTTCCTGTTATAGTTTCAAGATTACCACCTTCTTGTAAATCATTTGCGATAGCATCTAAGAAATTACCTAAGTCAGTCTTACAACGAATAGTTCCGTCAGTGCTTGCACCACCTTGGTTTCTAGGCATTGTTTGTGCCAACGTAGGATAACGTTGTAACATATCGTACGCTGCTTTATCAACGATTGCTGTGCGATTAAGTCTGATTAAGTTTGCAGCATCTCTGAAACGATATTGTGTATCAGGACCAATCTGATTTGTATATGATAAATCAGTTCCTGCATTATGATAATCAACTGCTAAAGTTGTTTCTAGATATCCATCAACTGTTCCACCAACGAACTCATATGCAGGTTCAACTTTAGTAACACTTGCCAAATGATCAACAGGTGATGATGCAGAAGCATTTGTAATTGTATCTGTAATGATGTTAATTAAGTTACCAACAGTTGAATATACATCAGCACAGTCACCAGTAGTGTAATTTAATTCAGTAACAGAATTAGTTACTGCAGATACAAATGTATGATTATATTGATCTCTTGCAGATGATTTACCTACGTTAACTGTAATTGATGTGTTTGGAACAACAGCGGTGACAGCTAGAACTGCCTTTGCAGCAGGGTCAGTTTTTCTTGGATATGCGGTAGGACGATCATTACCATCTTTGTCACAAGTAAATGTGATACCACCGATTGCAATATTAACTATTGATGATGTGGTCATTGAATGAGTTCCAATAGTCAATACCATATCACCAGTAGCAGGATTATAAGTTGCATTAGTAGGTGTAAACTGATTCAATGTAGTGTAAGAAGAATCAGTAATTGAAACGTCAGTAAATTGAGTTAAACCATGATCACCTTGAACTGGCCAAAGAGCATTAGTAATGACATACTGAAGCATATCATCAACTTTTTCATAAGCAAATAATGTTTCTTTAACAGCAGGTTCAATCTGTGCAATCTGAACTGGATTGACAGTTCTATTAACATAGTAAGATGCAGCATCCCAAACATGATTGTTAGAACCATTACGAAGATCTTGAATGATCGCATTCAATGTATCACGAATATCATCTTCACAATTAATTCCTTCGTCAATAATGACTGCATTATTTGTAGCAGAAACAAATGTATGTAAGTAATTACCACCTGTAACAACTGCGTTTGTTGCAGCAGATACGAAAGTATGAGCATATTGATCTGCCTGAGCAGAAACACCAACGTTAATAGTTACAGTTCCAGTTTGTTTAATTAGTGCACCTGCAGTTGCAGAAACAAATGTATGTGTAGAAGTATCACTAGATGTTCCAATATCAATAGTAAATGTATCAGCATCAACAACGGTTACTTCAACCCACTCACCTCTGATAGGATCAGTCTGTCTTGGATATGTGTGGTTTGTAGCATTACTATCATAAGCACATGTGAATGTTAATGAATTATCAGCAATTTGAATTCTATTGCCAGTAGATAATCCATGGTTACCACTTGTATTGACTGTTAAAATACCTGTTGTAGGAACATACGCTGCACTACTAATATTTTGTGTAGTTGTTCCGACTGCAGTTACATCTAGAGCAGTATTATATGCAGGATCAGGTTGACCATCGCCCGCAGTTGCACGAGGATAAGTTTTCTGTGCACTGTTACCATCTTGTGTGCAAGTAAATGTAAATGAATTTGCAGTTAATCTAATTTGTGTTCCAACATTGATTGTATGATTAGCAATCGTCATGACGAATGCACCAGTTGCAGGATCGTACGTTGCGTTAGTTGGTTGGAAATTAACTAAAGGAGAAGGTCCTACATTAACTGTTAAATTGGTAGAACTGGAAGATACGATTGGAAGAGCAACATCTTTAGATGCAGGATCTGTTGGACGAGGATAAGTTTTATTAGCAGTATTACCATCCATCGCACAAGTGAATGTCAAAGAATTATCTAAAATCTTAAGTCTATCTTTCTCAACAGTAATTGCATTAGTTAAGGCACTTACGAAAGTATGAGTTGTAGTATTAGATGAGGTTCCAACATCAACTGTAAATGTATCTGCAGTCGCATTAGAAACTGTCAACCATTTACCTGCAACAGGGTCAGTGCTACGAGGATATGGATGATTTGTTGCATTACTATCTTCAGCACATGTAAATGTAATACCACCAACTTTAATATTGATTCTCTTACCATTTGTTACACCGTGACCAATCTTAGTGATAGTCAATATACCAGTCGAAGGATTATACGCTGCAGACTGAGGTGTAAATTGTCCACCATTAGTAAATGTGTTTCCAGTCACTGTCATTGACAATAGACCAGTTACAGCATCATATGTTGCATTAGTTGGAGTGAAACGAGTTCCTAGAATAACAAGTTCTGGATATCTCTGTCTCATCTGATATACGACTTCTTTCTTGATAAAATCGATATTACCTTCAATATTATCTGCAGCGTTGTAGTATCTGTGAGATCTACCCGCAAATCCTGCAGGTGCACCAGTCTTTCTAGAAGTTTCTAGAATTGCATCATTATTGAAATATTCACCCTTAGTAAATGATACAGTTCCAGACCAATCATCTGTATGCTGTTGTCCTTCAACACCATCAAAGTGAATGAGTAATACAGTGTTTGAATCACCTTGGAAGATACCTGTAGGTGCAGTAAATGCTGCAGTATAACGTCCAGTTGTAGAAACTCTAAACTCATCAATATATCCAATGAAGTGATTATTACCTGCAGTATCATCACCAATTCTAATTGGTTTATTTGTTCCGTAGTTATTGCTATCGCTGTAATTACTACCGTCTTGAACACCATTAACAAACATTCTAGTTACAGAACCTGATTTACTAATAGCAACGTGTGTCCATTGATTTGCAACTATGTTTGCTGTTCCTTGAATTACTATAAAACCATTGACATAATACTCTAGATTTGCACCATCAAGATATAAGTAAGGAGCAACTTCAGTTGCAGCAGTTCTGAAATCAAAGATAGATCTTGTTCCTGCACCAACAGTAATTGGTCTAATCCAACACTCAATTGTAAACGCTGCAGTGCCAAACCCAAATTCATCAGAGGCCGCGACTGCAAAACTTTCATCAATTGGAACTGCACCTACGTTAACTGTGATCGTAGTTGATGTAACTGCGGTTATATTACGAGCAGATCCTGATGCAGGGTCAGTGCTACGAGGATATGTTTTGGTAGAGGTATTACCATCTTGTGCACAAGTAAATCCAATACTGTTATCAGCGATAAGAACTGTGTTACTTGTTGTTAAAGAGTGATTTCCAATTTCAATTACTAGATCACCTGTGAGTCCATTATAGGTAGTTCCTGTTGCAGCAGTAAACGTACCTGTTGCACCGCCACCTGCAGTGATTGAATCAGCAACACCACTTACAAAAGTATGTGCTTCAGTTCCAGGTGAAAGACCTAAACAAGCATCACCAAACTTCTGATTGGTTGCATTGAGATATGCATTATTAAATGT